GCCCGATGCGGTGGCGGAGGCGGGCGGTGAGCTTGTAGCCCTCGCTGCCGTCGAACGGGACCAGGCCGATGATGAACGTCTCGGGGACGGTGAGCTGTCCCTTCTGTCCGGCCTTGGACTGGACGGTCTCGACGTACTGGAACTGCCGCTGCCCTGAGGAGAGTCGGCTGGCGGACTGGAAGTCGACCTTGACGGCGGCCTGGAAGGACTGAGCGATCTCCAGCATGTCCGCGGAGTTCGGCTCCAGCAGTTCGGGGAGGTGGTCCTCCAGGAACTCGGCGAACTCCTCCTGTTTCATCAGCTGGCCGTCCTGCTGGGTCCACTGCTGCCAGGCGGTGGTCGGGCGCAGCGCGAGGTGGAGGCGGTGGTCACCCCAGCGGGCGGCGTCCGCGGCGTTGGCGTTGAGGACGGCGGTGACGGTGAGGCGCTCGCTGTCGGCGTACACCTCGGAGGCGTCGTCGTGGTGCTTGGTCCAGTAGGCGAGGAAGGACTCGGCGTCGCGGACGGTGGTGGTGCCGGTCTTCCGGGACGGCTGGTCCTTGTACTCCTCGCCGGTGAGGTCGATCTTCTGGACGCCGGCCGGGGTGCGGAAGGCGTAGACCTTGCCGATCTCCAGCTGGGCGGGCTCGGCCGCGAGGAGCGCGGTGTCGACGATGACCTGCGCTTCGCCGGGCGTGGCGGTGAGGTTGCTGTAGCTCACGGATCAGGCTTCCTTGTAGTCGGTGGTGGTGTCGGCCATGCGGAACTCGGTGGTGCCGTCGGCGTTGCGGTAAACGCCGGGGGTCATCTGGCGGGGGTCCTCGCGGACGGGCTGGCCGTCGTCGTTGAGGAAGTAGAGGCTCTTGACCGGGGTGGGCTTGGGGGCCTTGACGGCGGACTCGACGCCGATGGGCAGCGGCGCGGACTCGACGCCGTTGGCGGGGGGTTCGACGACGATGGTGATCGTCATTTGGCCCTTCTTTCCGTGGGCGCGGACGGCGTCGAGGAGGGTGTGGAACTCGGCGGAGAGTTCTTCCTCGGTGCGGCCGTTGAGGTGGCTGGCGAGGAATGCGGCGACGGGGGCCTGCATGATTTCGCCGGTGTCGGGCTGGATGGTCATACGGTGGTGCCTTTCTGAGTGGTGTATCCGAGTGAATGTGCTGGTCAGGGCGTGATGCAGTGCCGTGCGCTACGGGCTTCTGACGCACATCCATGATGCCACATTGATGTGGCCACATGCGAGTATCGGAAACGGTTGGGAGGCTGGACTTCCGTGTGGCCACCCTGATGTGCGAACATGTCGACATGCCCGCCACCGAGGAGACCGTCGCTGCCCTGCGGAAGGCAGTGCGCGCCAAGACCGCAGCTGAGAAGCGCGCTGATGACGCGCGCGCCGCGCTGGCCGTTGCCATGGCCGACGCCATACGGGAGGGCATGCGGCAAGGCGAGGTGGTTGAGCTGACCGGGTACACCCGGGAGCATGTCCGCCGGCTGGTGCGTGAGGTCGAGGAGCAACGCTCCGCTACTTCCTGACACCGTTCCCTCTCCTTCTCTCCGGGCCCCGCACCGCGTTGGTGCGGGGCTTCGCTGCGTGCGTCAGGCGGTCAGTCGTCGAGTTCGGCGTCGGTCATCAGGTCGTGCGGGATCCGGCCGTTGATGAGGACTTCACGCAGGTCGGCGGCGGCCTTGCGGTAGACGCGGCCCCGCTCGCCGACTTCGGCGTCCAACGTGGCGGCGGCCGGGCCGGAGAAGCTGCCGATGGCGACATCGCCGTGGTCGGCCATCTGCTGCCAGCGGTCGGCGAGCAGGTTGAGGGCGGTCAGGGTGGCGCTCTGGTCGCCGTTGCCGCCGTCCCACTGGTTGGCGACGTGGCGGAGGACGTAGGCGGCGCTGTGCTGGTCCAGGCCGTTCGCGGCGGCCTCGATGGAGACGCCGCCGTCGGTCTGGCCGGGGCGGATGATGACGAAGGCGAGGGCGTCGGTGCCGTCGACGGCGGTGATCGTGACGTTGTCGGTCATCGGGTGTCCTTCTGTGGTCCCGGGCAGAGGTCCCGGTGTTGAGTGATCGGATCGGATGCGACTAGGTCGGCGACAGCGCGGTGGCCGGTGGCTCGGCGGTGGTGCCAGCACTGGGTGCAGAGCAGGTCCGCGACGGGGACCTGACCCTTCTCCATGCGGTGCACGTGCAACCCGCCGAGCCAGCCGGACATCAGGTCGCGTACCGGGCGGCCTTGCGCCGGTTGGCGTGGGTGCGGAGCTGGGTTTGGGTCATGCCGCCCCACACGCCCCACCATTCGCCGTTGGCGAGGGCGAAGGCCTGGCACTGCACGCGGACGGGGCAGCCGAAGCAGATCGTCTTGGCGCGCTGCACGAGGCTCGTGTTGTCCGTGAAGAACATGTCGGGGTCGGCGGTGCGGCATGCCGCGTCATCCCGCCAGTCCGCCTTACGCTCGGTCTCGGGGACCGAGCCGCTGTAGTGGCTCATGCTGCTACTCCGAAGATCGTGCTGAACAAGGCGTCCGCCCGACGCATCGACGCGTCCGTGGCGTGCTCCGGAGCCACACACCACGACTGGCCGCAGCCCGGCATCACACGGCCGACAGGCGGCCGGCCGTGACCGAGTTCGAACGCGACGCGGCGGGCGCTGTAGTTGCGGTTCCGGTGGACGAGGTTGGGGGTGCATCCGCGGAGGCCGCCCGTCCATCGGACGTGGCCGCCGGTTACTGACCTGGCGTGGGTGGCCCATTTCTGTTCGAGGGTCAGGCCGCTGGGCCGTGCGGTTTTGGGGAGGCCGAGTTCGGCGCGGATTTCGCGGGGGCGTGCGGGGCCGACGTGGAGGGTGCGGGCTATGTACTTGTCCGAGTGGCCGTCTTGGAGGAGGGCGATGATGTCGGCGCGGGAGACGCCTCGGGGTCCGGGCATCAGACGGTCACCGCCTCGCGCTCGGGCCACTGGCAGCCGGCCAGCGCCGCACGGTGCCCCGCGGGGACTTCGGCGAGCGGCTGTCCGATCCAGTCGAGGCCCATCGCGCGGAGGATCAGCGCGTCGGCTTCGTCGTCGGTCGGGAGGATCGCCCCGTACCGGCGCTGCGCCGCGTCGAGGACCGCGGCTTTGCGGGAGCCGCCGTTGCCGGTGGCGTACTTGGCGCGGGACATCGGCGGGATAACGGCTACGGGGATGTTCCGTCCGCAGAGGGCGTCAACGATGAGCCACCACAGTCCGCCGCGGTCCCAGACCGAGCCGCCCACGGAGTGGTGGGAGGGGCCTTCGACGCAGGCGAGGTGGACGTCGCCGACCTCGGTGAGGACGGTGTCGGTGATGTGCTTCATGCGGGTGCGGCGCTGGGCAATGGTGTCTTTGCGGCGGCCGGTGGTGGGTACGCGGGTGGTGCCGCCGAGGGTGGCGATGCCGGTTCCGGTCAGGCTGATGTCGAGTCCTGCGACTCGGTAGAGCCGGGGCCCGGCCGCCGGGGTAGCGGCCGGGATCTTGGTGTCGAACAGGGTGCTCACTGCTCCCCCTTCTGCTGTTCGTCGCGGATGGCGGCCCATAGCCGGTCGGTGTCGAGGTCGAGGTCGGCGGGCTCGCCGTAGGCGGGCATCGCCCACAGGAGTTCGCAGATGTCGTGGTCGCGGGCGGTGGCGGGCTGGGTGTCGCTGTGGCGTGGGGTGCGTCCGACCCGCCAGATCGCGACGGCCAGCAGCAGGAACGCGGCCGCGTAGAAGGCGTCGATGACGATGACGGCGGTCACTGGTCGCCTCCGATCCGGTGGCCCTCGCCGCACAGCAGTGCGGTGCCGTGGACGGTGGCCCCAGTCAGGCCGCAGGTCGGGCAGTGGGCGAGCGTCTGTGGCACGGCGGCCCCGTAGGCGCGGCGGTGCCGGCCGCGTGCGGGTGTGGGGCTGACAGCCCAGCGGGTGGCCAGAACGGCGGTGATCACCACGAGGGAGGTGGCTCCGGCAGTGAAGCGGTCGATCACGACGCCACCCCCTGCCGGACGTCCTGCAGCTCAGCCGTCAGACCCTCGTTCGCCCGCTGCAGGTCGTCGAGTTGCTGGGTCATCGAGGCCATCGCGCGCCGCGCCAGGTGCAGTTGGCGACGCAGCTCCGCATCGCCCTCGGCCGGCCGCGGGTACTGCACCGGGCTGTCCGGCATGGTGTCGCGGAGCCGGGTGATCTCTTCGGCCTGCCGAGTGATCGTGGACAGCCGCTCGGCGGCGAGCTTCTCCGCGGCCTCGCGGGCTTCGCTGGCACGCTGGTAGCGGTACTGGAGGTCGACGTACTTGCTGGCGGAGACGAGTCTCATGCGGACTCACCCCCGACCGGGCGCAGCGGCCACGTGCCATCCACGACCGCGCCCGGCTTCCCGGACCGGCGGAGGAAGCCCTGATAGTTCGCGGCCCACCGTTCGTGCATGGTCACCTGCCAGCCATGCAGCACCCTCGCGGGCACCTGCAGTTGCTCGTGCCGGTCGGCGATTGCCCGGGCGACATCCAAGGCGGCCTGCGCGTCCGCGTCCGCGGTGTGCGCATCCGTCAACGCCACCCCGTAGTGCTCGGCCAGCGAGCCCAGGTTCCGGCGCCCCTTACGGAACTTGTCGGCCGCGCGGTCCAGGACAAGGGGGTCCACGACCGGCTGCACCGTGCCGATCCGGTCGGCGACCGTCGGCACGCCGTGGCGCGCGCACTCGGCGTCCAGCAGGCTGAGGTCGAATGGCGCGTTCATCACGACCAGCGCCGCCCGCCCAGCCGACAACTCACCCGCGAGCGCGTCGGCGATTTCCTCAACGACCTGCTTCGCCGGGCGGCCATGCGCGCGGGCGTGCTCGGTGGTGATCCCGTGCACGGCGGTCGCGGCGGCGGGGATCTCGACGCCGTCCACGTCAGTCAGCCAGCGCAGTGTTTCGCCGTTCGGCCGGATCAGCGCGGCGGACACGATCCGGTCGGTGCCGATCACGGTGCCGGTCGTCTCGCAGTCGTATGCGGCGAGCGGGCCGCGGTGCCAGGGCACTTCGACGTGCCCGGTCAGGTCGGGCTGTACGGGGGCGGTCATTCGGCACCTCCGGCGGTGAGTTCGGGCAGGACGGCGGCGGTGAGACGGCCCTCGCGCCAGGCCTGCATGACCTGGGCGCGGCCGTCCTTCTTGAAGCGCACGGAGTGGGTGCGTGCCCGGGCCGGAGCGATCTCGACCCCGGGCACGTCGTGGATGACGCCGGTCTCCGGGTCGGCGTACTCGGCGGCGCCGGCCGCGGTCATCTCCTTCAGCAGCCGGTCGGTGAACGCGGCGCGGACGGTGGTGATGAACTTCCGCTCGATCTCGCTGCCGTAGTTCGCGAGGACCCAGGCGGTGAACGCCTCCTCGTCGACCACCTTGGCGGCGGCCTCACCGCTGGAGAGGCTGACGGTGGCGATGTCGGGGCCGTCGGGGAGGCTGACGGCGACCTGCTTGACGCCGGTCTCCTGCGCGGCGGTTTCGAGGGCGGCGCGGGTGGCCTTGCGGGCGTCGTCGTAGGCGTCCTTGACGGTGTCGAGGAGCGTCTTCAGCGCGGCCTCGCGCGCTGCTGCTTCCTTGAGGTTCATGTGCTACTCCTTGGGGTGGGCCGCCCCGATAGCCGCGGGGCGGCCCGTGTTGTGCGGCGGTCAGGCGGCGGAGCCGGTGAGCAGCGCGGTCATCTGCCGCATCTGCGCGGCGGGTGCCTGCGCGATCGGCAGGCCGAAGCTCTTCTCGAACTCCTCGTCGAGGTTGTCGAGGCCGACCGCCGCGGCGGCGGCGCGCAGCTCCCGCTCGGCGATGTCCGCGTCGGTCTCGCCCTCGGCGACGACCTCGGCGTCCGTCACCCCGTCGTCGTTCTTCTCCTCGGGCTTCGGCAACGCCTTCCAGCGGCGCGTGAGGTACTCGCGCAGCCCGTCCTGCTCACCCGTGTCCGGCGCCTTGATACGCGCGTCGGAGGGCACGGAATCCTTGGCCTCGCCAACGATCCCGTTGACCTCGTCACGGCTCTGCGCCCTGGACGCCCGCTCGGCGAGCGCCTGCGCCTCAGGGTGCGGCTCGAACTCACCGCCCGGGGCGGGCGCCGCCCACGGGTCCTGCTCGCCCGACTGAACGCGCCGCAGCTGCTGCACCTCCGCCTCCACCGGCTCGCCCTCAGCGTTGACCTGGGCGCCCAACTCCTCAGGCGTGTAGTGCAGACCGAACAACACGTCCTCACACGCGTCCCGCGCCACCTCCGTGATCGCCCGCGCCTTCAACATCGCGGCCGTGTACTTCTCCCACGTCGCGGGCTTCCCGTTCCTGTCCCGAGCGAAGGGCTTGCCGTCCTTGATCTGGAGCAGCCCAGCCTGCTCGGCACGCTGAAGGTTCCACGTGCACTCGTAGGTGAACTCGGGGTCGTCGGCCCGCACGATCTGCGCGGTGGCCCACGTCATGCCGTCCGACTTCACCCGCAGCTTGTGGCCGGCCTTCCGCACCAGCGCGCCGATAAGGCCGGACGAGGCGGAGGGCTTGCCCTCGATGACGTGAATGCCGGTGATGGCGGCGACGGGGGTGATGCCGAGGGTGCGGCCGTACTCGACGGCGTAGAGGACGTTGGCGGGGCGGCCGACGAACTGGCGGGGCAGGAGGTCGGCGTCGGAGAGGAGTTGGGCGAATCGGACGGCGCTGTCGAGGCTGCCGGCCTGCTGGTGCTTGACGATTTCGGTGCTCACGGGCGTGTGTCCTTCGGGTCGCATGTGCACTTCTCGGGGTGGTCGCACGCCAGTTGCGCGAACCGGCGGTCGGCGTCCAGGTCGAGGGCGTGCCGGTCGGGGTCGTCGAGGGGTAGTGACTGGCGGAGCGCTTCGAGCGCGGCCACCTGCTCCGTGAGGGCGCTCACCGCTCACCGCCGTCGGTGACCTCGGTCCAACCGTCCTTGGCCCACGAGTCGGTGCCTTCGCAGATGTCGAGCCAGGAGGCGCCATCGCGGCTGAGGAACCCGAACGCGGCCAGACGGCCGTGGGGGTCGGTGGCGACGGCCGCGACCTTGAAGGTCCACGTCTCGTCCTCGAAAGGGGCACCGTCCCGCTGGTAGGTCCGGCCGGGCTCGAAGAACGTCGGCTTGACCCCGGCGGGCAGCATGGTGTTGTTCGGGCGGACCGCGCCACGGGAGATCTTCGACGCGATCACGTTGAGGAAATCCGCCCGTTCCGCGTCCGCCTTCTTGCCGGTGGCGCGGTACTCGCGGGCCTTCTTGCCCAGCCACCGCATGATCTCGGCGTCCCGCTCGGCGACGGCCTCGGCGCGATAGCGGTCGGCGAGAGCCATGGCCTCTCGGCAGCCTTCACACTTCATCTCGGTGGTGCAGTCCGATACCCCGAGACGGAACTCGATCTCATCGCGAGCGCTCATGCCGCACCCGCCTCACGCTGCGCAGGGACGGGACGCGGGGCGGCGATCGTGGCGAGCCGGTCCCGCATCCGGGCCACCTGAGCCCCGTAGATCGGCACGAGGCCGCCGTTCGCGAACTCGTCGACCAGCTTGTGCATCCGCTCGTCGAACTCGTGCCGGGCGTGCGAGTCCCGGCCCTGGTGCACCGCCGACCGCAGCAGGCCGGCCATGTCGGCGAGTTCGTCGACCAGGCCCTGCGGGTCCTCGTCGGCGGCGGTGATCAGCTCGGTGAACACGGCGGAGATGAGGAACGCGGTGAGATCGAGTTCGGCGCCGGATTCGGTGGCGTTGACGCGGATCGGGAACGGGCCGTCCACGGGGGTGTCGTTGGTCGTCATCGGTTCACCTCGGCGGTGGGAGCGGAGAGGAGCAGGAGCAGTCCGGCGGCGGTCACAGCCGCTGCACGGCGGGCCTCAACGGCGGTGTGGCGGGCACGGACGACCTCGACCAAGACCCGGTCACGAACCGACTGCCAGTCCGGCAGCAGCAGGTAGTCGGCGTTCACCCAGCCCACGAACGGGATGGCGGCAGTGGCGCTCAGGCTGATGCCGAGCGACAGGAACGCGACCAGCTCAGACAGCGAGTGAGCCATCACGGGCCCCCCATCTCGGGCAGGTCGTGGCCCAGCCGGTGGTCATGGTGGACGTAGGCGTAGAACTCGCCGTCCGGCACCTCACGCACCCGCGCCGGCGCCTCCAACTCGGCAAACACGGCCCGGTTCTCCCGCAGCGCCCCCGTCGCGACGGACAGCGCCTCCTCCAGATCAGCGACCCGAGCCTCCAGTCGCTTCAACTCCTGCGCCTGGAACGCACCCACCAGACGGCCCTCGCGGTCCACCGCCTCCAGACCACGCGCCAGCGAGTCCTCGAACACGTCCGCCTCAACCGGGCTGAACGCGGACTGAGCGGCCTTCAGCGCCTCCAGCGCGATCGGTGACAGGCTCATGCCCTCACCACCGGCTTCAGCGGGCCGAACGCCGTCTCCACCAGACGCCACGTCCACGCGAACGACTCGCCCACGCCGGCGTCCTCCGGGTTGGACGGCTGCGGGCAAGCCAGCAGCACCTCACCCGACGGGGTGTGCCCGCTCGGCACCCACGTGTCGCCCTCGCGGTCCACGAACGCCTGCGGGGACTGGTGCAGCGGGAGAACCCTGCTGCGGGTCTGCGATGATGTGCTCAAGGTGATCCACTCCTTCACTGGGATCAGGTGGATTGCCGAGTCGTTGGGCTGCTCAGGCCGGCCAGTCGGAGCGGCCCTTCGGCGTAGATGGGGTCAGGCGGCGTCGGCCGCCGGCGCCGTTGTCGGCTGGGCCACCGGGATGGGGCCGCCGGGGTTGGTCATGATTCGGCGGAGTTCTTCGACGAGTTCGTCTGTGGGCTCCGGGGCCTGCGCTACGCGGGCGCGGATAGCGGCGACGACGTCGGGGCCGAGGATCGCGAGGCGCTCTTCGCGGGTCACGCCATGGCCTTGGCGGTCTCGGTGACCTCATCCATCACGTCGCGGATGTCGAAGTCGTACGTTTCCGACAGGCGGATCGCCGTGATCAGGTCAGGTTGTGCGGCGCCTCGAAGGATTCGATAGACGGTGGTCGGGTTGATGCCGGTCCGCTTCTGGATGGCGTGGCCGCTCTTGTCGCCTGCTTCCTCTGCCTTTTCGCGGAGCTTGGTGACGTTCAGCTGGTACATGGGTGTGCGCCTCCTTCCGCAGGTAGCGGGGGGTTTCTGCCTCACGAGGAAGACTCTGACAGAAGAATGCCTGCCGCGCAAGGCAGGTGTCAGGCAAGGCAGGTGCGAATTTCCAGCCGAATGCTTGTTCGATCCCGGGTGTGACCAGTGTTAATGCAGGTCAGTGGCCGGATGGTGCACCTTCCTCGCGAGGCAGTCCCTAGCTACTGCCTACCTAGGCAGGTACTGTCTAGGGACATGACGGATGCCCCCCAGGGCCGCGTACAGCAGTTCTTCGCGGTCGTCCTCCCCGCCCTCACAGAAGCCGGCTACACCGGCTACGGATCGCAGCAGCGCCTCGCCGACGCCACCGGCATGTCCCCCGGCACGGTGTCCCGGCTCGTCCGCGGCAAGACGATTCCGGACATCCAGTTTTTCCCGGCCCTCGCCGAGGCGATTGGCATGTCCCCACTCAAGCTGCTCGTTCTCGCGGGCGTCTTCCCCGAAGAGACGCTTGAGTCCCACCAGCCACTGTCCGAAACTAACCAGTCACAGGTAGGCTCCGAAGGAATCACTCCGGAGAAGGCTGCGGACCGGCTCGGCTTCCACGACGACGTCCGGCGCGCAATCTTCGTAGGATTCGTCGAATCCCTCAGAAAAACCGAACCCGAGGGCCCCGGCGAGACCAAGGACTCCGGAGACGCAGCAGCACAGATGTGATGCGGGGGTGCGGTGGATGAGTCTCACAGGCAGTACGCGGACCACAACGACGGCAGGCATAGCGCTCCTGGCCGCCGGCCTGGCTCTCTGCACCAGCGGAGCCATCCGCGACAGCCTCCCCCACGCCCTCGGCGGAACGTGCCTCACCACTGTCGCGCTCACACTGATCGCACTGACCCTCATCCGGCAATGGGTCAGTGACACGCGGCACGAGCGGAAAGACTTGGCTGCCGCACGCCACGACGCCGAGGCGCAGCAGCGTAAGTTCTTCGCTCTTCAGGCGGCTAACGAAGGTGAGATGGCCCGTTTCAAACGGGACATGAACATGGAGAAGGCCCGCATCGTCGAGACGCTCAGGGTTGAGCGGGAGGCGATGCGGGCCCAGTTCGAAGAGGAACGCCTGCAAGTCAGCCAGAACGCGTTCCGGATGGGCGTCGAGATGGAGCGGTCCGGGGCGCTGAAGGCCGCGAAACCGGTCCAGCTCGACAATCTCATCCCGTTCCCGGAGCAGGCCTCCCGAGCGTCGGAGCATCAGCGGTCTCGGGAGCACGGAGTGGTCGGTCCCTGAACCCTGGCTCTCCTGCAAACGCCAGCGTGACACGGCCGTCTTCAATTGTCCGGACAGTCGAACTACGCGCCTTCCACAGCCGCACAGTCACCACCTGCCTTATGACTTCACGCTTCTGCTCCAGCGACAGCGCCCGCACCGCTGGCCGCCCCTCCTCTTCCGGCGCACCGTTCCACACCACGTCCGGGTCCGGCGCGTTGATGAGCGCCAGGAGCACGGGGTCCACACCAGTGATCTCGCGCAGCTTCTTCCGTTCGGCTTCCAGCCTCGGCACGAGCCTCTGCTCCAGCGAGGCCAGCGAGGCCGCAGAGAGCCTGAACCGCCCCGTCTCCTCGTCGTACTCCTCGGCGGTGCGTCGGGCCTCGGCGAGCTGCTCCTCGAAGGCGTTGATGCGGCGCTGTGCGGCCGCCATCTCGTCCTCGACAGCACCATCGTCGGGGATCAGAGCGGAGATGGCTTTGGACTTGTCGCGGAACCAGTTGACCACTGCTTCTTCGACGTAGGCATCGAGCCAGCGTTCCCGGATCGACGTGTCCTTCTTCTCACCGCACTCCAACTTCGGGCCTCTCCCGGCATTGGGGTTCCCCCTCAGCAGCGCGTGGTCGCCGCAGGGGCCGCACAGGGCAATCAGCGACAGGAGGTGTACGGGCTCAGAGCCGCGCTGCGTGCGCCGAGTTGGGTCCGTCAGCTTGGCCGTGACCCGGTTGAACATGGCCCGGCCTTCTGGGGTTTCGAGTCCACGGATCGGGGGCCATGTCGCCTTCTTCCAGTCCCCTCCGTTCTTCCGCTCTCCCAAGTACGCGCGGTTGAGGAGCATCAGCCGGACGTTACGTGTGGTCCACGGGCGGCCGTCCGTGCGGGCCGCTTCCGGTTCGCCGTTCAGCCAGCGGATGAGGGAGGCGACGGAGTCCCCGCGATCGATGTGCACGAGCGACTGGTACACGAACGGGCCGGTCGTCTTGTTCTCATACTGGCGGACGCACCTGAGCTGTCCGTTGACGACCTCGTAGTCGCGGCTGTAGCCGAACAGGAGCCTGCCGTGCGGGTCGCCGGCCGCGGCCGTGCGCTGGGCGGTGCGCACGTTGCGGTCCCGGATGTCGTCTGCCTCCCCTTCCGCATTGATGGCGTCCATGGCGGTTGCCCTGCGGTCGTCGCTGCGGCTGAGGTCGTAGACGGTGCCCTTGTAGCAGAGGAGGACGCCGGCGTGGAGGCAGGCGGCGCGGAGCCTGACGTAGGCCTCAAGGTCGCGGTAGTACCTGCTGGCTTCGTAGGCGACGACGATGCGGGTGATGCCGGGGCGGGTGGGGGTGGTTTCGATGGCTTCGAGGAGGTCTTCGAAGTCGTCGCGTGCGCGGGTGGCGTGGCGGGATGCTGAGAGGCCGAGGTCTTTGAACTCTTCGACGATGCGCCAGCCGTAGTTGTGGCAGATTGCCCGTCCTGCGATGAGCTGGTCTTCGACGCTGTCTCCGCGTTTGTTGGGGTCGCGGGAGGCGCGTCCGTAGAGCAGTGCTTCGAACTCGGTGTTGGGGAGTACGAGGTGCAGGTATGACGGGTCGTAGGGCATGCGGTGAAGGTACCGCCCTGTGGGGGATGTTAGCTACAGATTCGGGGGACAGTGTCGCTTAGGTTCACTGGTGCCGTTTCCTGGTTTGCCGGGTCCGCCGCGCGGGGGTGGTGGCGGACCCGGCGAACTGCATGGGGTGCTCAGTCGCCGTTGATTTCCTCGACGAGGTTCAGCATGTCGTCGAGTCGGCCGCGCAGCGTCTCGACGAGGAGGATGAGGCCGGCGGCGTCGAGTTGTGCGAGGTCTTCGGATCGGGCGTATTCGTAGTCTCTACGCGCGTAGTCGACGCGGGTGCGCTGGAGGTCGGTGAGGGGTCCCGGGGGGTGTGGGGACGGCTCATCGGTCATGGTGTGCCACCTGTTTGACGTGCTCATCAGTGGTTGCTGTAACGGCCAATAGTTGACTGTTGAAGTCATATTTTTCAATGGGGCAAGGATCACGTCACTCGAACGGGCGTTTTAATCATTCCGTGATTGCGTTCTGGCCGGAAAGCGCACTCACGATGTACCAGAGATGGTACAGACATTGATCATCGCGGGCAGCAGCGTGTACCCGTGCCATCCGATCCGCTGCCCGACTGGGTACTCACCCGCCGCCGGGCCATCGGAGATGCCGTCCGCGCAGCCCGCACCGCCAAGAAGCTCAGCCAGGAGACCTTAGGCGAGCTGACGGGCCTCGACCGCAAAACCGTCAACCGGATCGAGCAAGGCACACACCCCACGACCATCGACCGCCTCCTCCTCATCGCCGACGCGCTTGACACACCTCTCGCTGACCTCGTCAGGTGACGGACCGCCTCTCGTTCTACGCGGGAGGGCGGGGCGTCCGTCGCGTCGGACGCGGACTTTTTTTGGCGGGCTCCCGTAGCACGCCTCACCAGCACGTCCGCTGACCCAGCCTGTCGGCCCGTACAGGGTGCGGACATAGACCGGCCCGCTGCAAGGGATCACGGCGGCGTGTATACGTCATGTCGCAGGCTCGCCAACAGGAGGCCCCGCCCATCCGCCACGGGGGAGGCAGACGGACGGGGCCAGCCAGTGGTGCTACACGGCCGCCGGGACGGGCACGAGAGCACGAGCCTGCTCCATCAGTCCCGCGTCCTCAACCGCGAACCTGCCGGCCGTCACCCGCAGGTGCCCGTAGTAGGCGCTGTCGAGGTCGACCGTGCGGGTCATGTCCAGCGACCACGAGGCCTCGGGGACGTCGATCGTCCCGGCCTTACGGACAGTGCGGGAGCCCGAGCCGGTGCACGCGAGCCAGCATCCGGCGCGCTGCTCATGCTGGCCCTTCCACTCGCCGACGAACCCATGCCGGGCGGCCATCGCGAACAGATCACCCGGTTCGTGGACGTTACCTTCGACGGGGATGACGCCGAGGACGGCGGTGAGTCCGCCGTCGGTGGTGGTGTAGGCGAGGACGCAGCGGGAGCTGGTTTCCCAGTCGTGGAGGAACGGGAAGATCGTGACGCGGCCGTGTCCCTTGATGTCTCTCGCCATCGCGTGGTCCTCTCTTCGGGGTGTCGGCCCCGCCACTGTACGGGCGGGGACCGACACACTTATCTCAGTTGGCGTGCCCGCAGTCCGGAGGGTTGCCCGGAACGCCGTCGTCTCCGCAGGTGTCCTCGCAGTCGACGCGGGTGTCCTGCCACAGTTCCGGCAGCACCACGTAGCCGGCGCGCTCGATCGCTTCCACGGTCAGTGGCAGCACCGTGGCGGCCGGAGGGTACGCAACCCCCTGGCTGTCGCACGGGTTGTGATGGACCTTCGGCCAGCCGTGTGAGTCGAAGAACTGGTCGTACTCGCGGGTGTACTCCAGGAAGGCGTGCCAGCCCATGTCGACGGCTGGGCTCATGTAGAGCGTCGGGCTTCCCGCTGGCTTCTGCGCGCAGGTGGCCAGGTAGGCGAAGATCTGGTCGGTGACCTGGACCGCCAGTTCCCGGGCTATGCCGTTCTTGGTCATGACCCGTCGGATGAGCCGCTCGAAGAAGACGGGCTCTGCCAGAGATCGGCCGGTCACGCGTACTGCGGTTGCTGCCATGCTCTCTCCTTGCGTAGGTGGAGTAGTGCACGTGCGGTGGGGTCTGCCGCCGGGACGGGGTAGCACCGGCGGCAGACCCGCGGCCTCCCACGAGGGGGTCGGCGAGGCCGCCCGGCACCGTCTTGCCGCGGTGCCGAGTCTGAGAGGGGCTGTCAGTGGCCGCGCGGCCGTGTCGGGTACCGCTGATGCGGCACAGCCTGGCAGCGCTCCTTGTGGACGTACACGGTGTGGCCTGGGCCAGTTGGCGCGATGTGGTCGACCCGCCGGTATTCCTCGTCGGGCAGGATCGGCTGGTCGCAGCGGGCGCACACCATCAGCGGCGTCCTTCCCGGATGAGGCGGCGCAGCCCGCGCCCGACCTGGCAGTGGTCGGCGTTGTCGACGCACTGTTCGCACAGGGGGCCGTGGTCGAGGAGCGCCCGGTACGCGGCCGTGCCGGTACAGGAGCGGCAGCCGCGAGGGAACCAGGAAACAGGCTCGCCGACCCGCTTGAACTTGCGTGGGCCGAGGTCGACCGCCGTGCTGGGGGTGAGGGCGATGCCGTCCCATACGCAGGTGTAGCCGCGTACCTGGTCCTGCGACAGGCTGTTTATCGGCGGCAGGTCCAGTAGGGCGAGCACCTCCGTCAGGGTGCTCGCGGTCTCGCTCGGCATGGGTCAGGCCTCCACGGTCACGGTGATCCGTCTCACACCACCGACCGTAGAAGCCGGGCAACGCCGCAACGCTCACAAATCTGTGAGCGCTGTGAGTGTTACAGGCCGACCCAGGCCGCCATGTGGTTCAGCGTGTCCGGCGTCCGACGGGCCACATGTACCAGCCCGCGGATCGTCTCCCGCGCGCCAGGGTGGTAGCGGGTCTGCTCCGGCGCCGCGTGACGGGCATCGACCAGCGACTGCAACGCCGCCTCCGTGTGCCCAGTCTCCATCTCCGTGCGGGCCCGGTCGATGAAGAAGTGGGCGCGGCGGCTGGTGGCGAGCGACGGCGGCAGCTTGATCCTGCGGGCCTGCGTCAGTGCGGCGTCGTAGTGACGCATCTCCACGGCCGCCGACATCCGGTGCAACATCACATTGGTCGGGCCGAACGACAGCCAGTGAACGTCGGAGGCGTCCCCGATCCGCTGCGCGATCTGCCGTGCCTCGGAGATGTGGCTGACGACGGTGCTCGTCTGCCGGGCCCGTGCTGCGATGACGGACGCCCCGAGGTGCAGCTGTCCCATGACCGCGTGCGCTTCGCGGGTGGGTTCGGCCTGCGCAACGGTTGTGTGCCCGGACGCGATGAGTCGCTGGCCGATGGTGTACTCGCCCTCCCGGAAGTAGACGAGGGCGCGCATGTACTGGCGGACCGCCCCCAAGCACGGGTCCGAAGCACGCTCGGCAGCCCACGCCATCCGGTCCAGGGCGACCGCCGACAGATCGTAGTAGCCGAGCTTCACGCTGATGTCGTGGGCGGTCCGGTACGTCGAAGCCAGCGCCTGCCACAGCTCGGTCGACGGCATTGCCCAAGCAGTGTGCGTGAGTTCGGCGATCGCGCCGGGCAGTGCGCGGGCGGCGTTGCGGAGGTGGGTGGCGCGCACCTGCTCGCACAGCCGGTCCGCCTCCGTGATGAGGACGTCGGCCGGCCGGGCGCGCAGGTCCGGGTTGGCGCCGAGGTCGTACAGGTCGAGGGCCTCGCGGATCGGGCGGACCAGTTCGGCGAGCCGGTCGCGTTGGAGTTCGGTCACGTAGGGCTGTCCCGTGAGGGTGGTGACGTCGACCTTCAGGGCGTGTGCTACGGCTGCGACGAAGTCGGCTGTGGCGGGGCGGGCGCCGCACTCCACTTGGTTGAGGAGGCTGTACGAGTAGGGGATGCGGTCGGCGAGTGAGCGTTGGGTGAGCCTGGCCAGTTTGCGTTGTTCGCGGATCCGCGCGCCGGTGTGGTCGTCGTCCAGTGTGGGCATACTGGTCTCCGTTCTAAGCAGCCACTTGGAACAGTACCCACGCAGGGCCGTGTGGGTGATGCTTCCGCCCCCGACTCCGCCCGGAGCGGGGGCGGTTGCATGTGATCAGATACCGGCATGACCTCTCGTGTGCTGTACCTGTTCGGCTCGGCGGCTCCTCCGGTCTTCGACATCGCGGCCGTGATCCGGGATGCGCAAGCGCGTGGGTTCGACGTGTGCCTCGGCCTCACTCCCACCGCGAACCGGTGGCTCAGCGAGCAGCTCCCCGACCTGGAGGAGCTGACCGGGCGCCCAGTCCGGTCCGAGTACAAGCTGCCCGGCGAGCCCGACGTGTGGCCCAAGGCCGACGTCATCGCCGTCGCGCCGGCGACCTTCAACACGGTCAACGCGTGGGCGCTCGGCATCACCCGGGACTTCGTTGTCGGTGTCGTCGCCGAGGGCATCGGCAAGGGGATCCCGATCGTGACCATGCCCTGTGTGAACGCGGCCTACGTGCAGCACCGGCAGTTCGAGCGGAGCGTCGGCGAGCTACGGGAGATGGGGGTGCAGGTGCTGTACGGGGAGGGCGGGTTCGTGCCGAACCTGCCGGGCCAGGGAAAGCCGAAGGAGTATCCGTGGCACCTGGTGCTCGACACGGCAGAGCGGATTGCGGCGTCAACCCCGTAGGCTTGGATCATGTCCCCCGACCCTGCCGTCTCTGGCACCGTGCGGTCGTCTGTCGTCCTCAACGCGCAGATACGGGCCCTGTGGCAGCGTGGCGGCGGCCAGTTGGGGACAGCCGAGCTGCGGGCGGAGTACGAGCGGCTTGTCGTCGAATGGGCGGCAGCAGTACGGCGCGAGACGGCTGAGGCGGTGTGACGAAGCCCCGCCTCCGCCGCGCGGGCGGACTCACGGCTCCTCAGGCCACACAGACAGCTCCTCGCCGGTCTCCTCATCGACGAGGGCGACCCGGACGCCGGGCATGCTGCCGTACTCGCCGACCCAGCCGATGAACTTCCGGCGGGCGACTTCCTCGCTACCCCACCAGCCGTGCTGCACTGGCCGGCCGTGCGTGGCGAGCAGGAGGTGGTAGCGGCCTGGGCTGGTCATGCGAGCCGGATCCCGCGGTAGCGGCCGGGCTCGCGGACGATCGCGCGCTTCGCTTCGAGTTCGACGAGCTGGTAGTGGACGGAGGCGCGGCTACGCAGGCCGACGGCGGCGCCGATCTCCCGGATGCTCGGTGCTTCGCCGTGGTCGGTGATGTGCTGGCGGATGGCGCGGAGGATGCGCTCCTGGGTGTCGGTGAGGTGGTCTACGCGGTGCATGCAACGACTAGAGCACGTGTTCGAATTTTATGGCAAGGTGACGCACCAGGCAGGGCCCCGCACGCGCGCGGCGGACGGGGCCCTCACCGGTTGCTGATCGTGAGGTGGATCGACCGCTCGTCGATCAGCCCCCCGACAGTGGTGATCTGGCAGACCAGCGTGTACGCGCTGTCGACCGTCCCACCCGACACCCGCTGAGTCACCACCGTGCCCGTCACAACAGGCGCCCCGACAGCAGTAAGCCCGGCAGGCACGGTGACCGTCGCAGAACTGATCGTGTCAGCGACCTCCGCGAGCCACGCCGACCAGTCCCAGGTGTAATCCAGCAGCGCGGAAGGATCCTTGACGTAACTGTCGGCCACGCGACCTACCTCCGGATTATCAGGGTTCGCGGCTCGGCAGCCACGGCCAGGGTTCGGGATTCGGCGGCCACAGTCAGGCGCCGCCGCTCGGCGGGAATCATGAGGGTGCGCTCCGGGCTGGGCACGGTGGTGGACGGCACGGTGAGCGGGCGCGCCGTGTCGACCTCCAGTGCGGGCGTCAGAACCGCCGTCTTGACGCCTACGAGGGGTAGTGCCGTCTCCACGGATCCGGCGGCGGCCAGCGTCGCCGTGACAGTCGACGCGAGCGGCTGGGCGGCCTCGACGGATCCGGCTGCCCCGAGCGCACCTGCCTTCACGCCGACGAGGGCCTGCGCGGTGTCCTGTTCGACAACCGGTACGAGAGTAGCGGTCTTGGTACCGACGAGCGCCTGCGCGCCGTCGGTCTCCGAGGCGATGCCGAGCGTGACTGTCTTGCTGGCGACCAGTTGCTGCGCTGCCTCGGTGGCGGATGCGACGCTGAGCGTTGTCGTCTTGCTGCCGGTCAGCGTCTGTGCGGTCTCGGTGGCGGACGCGATGCCGAGGGTCGCGCCGTTGACCACATCCGCGGCGGTGAAGTCATCGAAGCGAAGGGAGGACGTGGATTCAGCGCGGACGCCGACGCTGGTGCCGGTCGTGACAGCCGAGTCGGTGACGGAGATCCGCAGGGTCCCGTTGATGTACCCCTTGATCGCGGTCCCGACGACTTGAAGTTTCACGACGTCGCCCGCTACGGCGGCCGCGGCGTAACTGCCGATGCTGGTGAAGCTGCCGCCGACCACCGAGAAGAGGTTCCACGAGGTGCCGTCGTTACGGAGCAAGTAGCCCTGGGTGATGTTCGCGTTGCCTCTGGCCCATACGCCGTGGCTGACGGCTGCTGTGGCGGCGATGGTCATCTGGACTGAGTGGTCGGAAGTGGCCATCGCTCCGGCAGCGCGCAGGATGATCGTGCCGCCCGCCGAGCCGCTGCTGAGTTGGTTGGAGATGATCGACCAGTCGCCGGACACCTCAACCCACCCGGCCCCCAGGTCGGTGGAGTTGGCGCGGTTGAAGTCGTCGCTGAAGCTGGCCACGGGTGCCTCCTGCTCGGGCCGCCGGCGTTACGCGGTGGAGCTGGCCCGGAAGAAGTCGTTGATCGTCAGCGAGAAGTTGTTTCCGTCCGGCGTCCAGGTCAGGTCGTGCTTGGTGAGTGGGATGAGGTCGGCGTCGGTGCCGCCCGTGGTGTCGGGGTCGTAGCAGATGACGAGGGCGCCGATCGGGTTGCCGGTTGGCGACGTCCACGTGACGTCCGCGGCGTCCAAGGCGATGCGGTCGTTGGTGTCGTCGACGGTGACCGTGACGCTCGCGAGGGTCTTGCGGCCGACGGTGGTCTGTTCGTTCGTGGTCCCGGCAACCAGCGAGGCGAAGTCGTCCTTGTCGCGCAGGACGGAATCTGCCTCCAGACCGCTGGACTCCAGGGCGATCAGGATGAGGGCGTCGTTCGCGGCGGGCAGTGAGGCGTAGTACGCCACCTTGCCCAAGGCGATGTTGAAGGTGATGGTGGCCATGCTCACTACTCCTATACGTACTGCCTGCGCTGGGGGTCCAGCGCCAAGGCCTGCGGACTCTTACCGTCGTCGGGATCGCTGGGCTGCGGAGCGCCGTCCTTCCGGCACACCAGCGCATCCGGATCCCACGACGGCACCTGCGGCGAGTAGCCGGTCGGGCATGCGGGGCCCGCAGGGCCTCGCTCTCCCTGCGGCCCTTGCTCTCCCCTGGGACCAGCCGGTCCGGGCTCGCCTTGCGGGCCCTGCTGCCCGGCCGGCCCGACGGGACCCGTTGGGCCGGTCGAACCGGCGGGTCCCGTCGTACCGTCGGTCCCGTTCTTCCCGTTCTTGCCGGGGGAGCCAGAGGGGCCGGGTTCGCCCTGTGGTCCGGTCGGTCCTTCAGGACCCGGTGGACCAGTGACGGTCTTACCTGGTTCGCCGCGAGATCCGGGCGGTCCCGCGACGGGCTTCTCACCGAGCTGCTCCACCTGCCGGGCGAGCGCGTCACGGGCGGCATTGGCCGTGTGCAGTTCATTGGTGAGGCCCTGCACGCTCAGCACGATCCACGCAAGCGCAGCCCCGAGCATCAGCGCCGCTGTTATAGCCAGCACATCGCCGCGGCGCCACCGCCGCTCTTCCGCCCTGACTTGCACCCGGCTCACGATCAACGCCCCTGTGTCAGCAGGATGATGACGGGGAGAAGGATCCCGACGAGCGGCACGATCACCGCGCCGATCAGCCACCTGCGGGTGGCGACCAACTTCTCGGTGTCCTTCTCTCTCAGGGTCTCCAGCGTTGCGACCCGTGCGGCGAGTGCTTCGTGCCGCAGGTCGTAGATCCGCTGGTCGACTTTCTCGTCCATGCGGCGGCCGAGCTGCTGGATGTCGTCGCGGACGTCGGCGAACCTCTCGTCGAAGCGTCTGACGACTTCACCCAGCGTCGGCTCGTCCGGCACGTGCAGCTCCGATCAGACCCGGGGAGCGGAAGAAGCGGAGTTGGTGAAGCCGATCCCGCGGGCCAGCAGCCCCTTCACGAGGGACACGACAGCGGCGACCCCGGCCGTGCCCACCGCCTGCCAGAAGCTGACGTTGAACATGTCCGCCGGGCCGGCGGCAAGGGCGACGCTGGCGACCGCGGCAAGGAAGGTCCAGATGACGCGTTCGGTGAGGTCGATGGCGTAGGTCTTGGCGGTCTTCACGATCGTGTTGACGTCGGGCAGGGATGGAGTGGACATGGGTTCTCTCTTCTGTGGGTTGGAGTGGGAGGGTTACTGGGCGAGGCGCGCGGCGAGTTTGGCCGCGACCTTCTCTGCGATCTGTTCGGCGAGTGCCGGGTTCGCGGCGACCGCTGCGGCGAGCGCCGTGATCTGCGCGTCCGACACGACCGGCGTCGTCAGCGTGTCGACCTTCTTCGCGAGCTCGCGCAGGCGGGTGTTGGTGTCCTTGAGGTAGGACTGGGGCTGCCAGGTCGTGTTGGTGGCCGCGTCCGGCGCATCCGGCGGGGCGGCGACCTGGTCGGTCTTCCAGACGGCGTCGTAGATGTCGGCCTTGGTGATTCCGGCCATGGGGTCCTCTTCCTGGGTGGGTCCTGCACGGAGGGTGGAGGCCACGTCGGAGCGGACCGCAGGCATGGCCATGATCTTGCCCGGGGCGTAGCCGGGGTCCCACTTGTCGTCGGACCATTCGCCGTGCGCGATGACCGAGCGTTCCGTCCAGCCGTGGAAATCGAGGACCGCCGCCGACAACCGGCGGGCCGCCGCATACTGCGCCGCGCTCATCTCATGCGATCCGCTGTACTGGATCTCGACGCCGTAGAAGTGGGCGTTGCCGTCCACCCCGTCGCTGTTGCCGCGCGTCGGGTGCAACTGGCCCGTGTAGTCCTCGTTGATGACGTGCTGCAGCACCGCCGGGTCGCCGCCGCCAGCGTGGTTCGCTCGGCCCCAGCCGATCAGGTAGACGGTGCCGTCGGCGCCGATGGAGAAGTGGCAGAGCGGGCCCGGCAGGTCGGAGAGTCCGTTGTAGAGGGTGCCTGCGGCGTAGGCCTTGGCGTCTTTCACGTCGGCGCCGGTGTGGTGCCAGATGAAGCCGTTGACCGGCCCCCACGCGCCCTTGCTGTTGCGGTTGTGGGTGGCCCAGCCGGAGATCTCGACGTACCGGAGACCCCACTTCTTCAGCTGGGTGACGGCCTCCGTGGCCGTCATCGGGGTCGCCATCTCAGGCTCCGTTCGCGCTGGCGTGGCGGGCGAGTGACGATTCCGCGGGCATGCTGGCCTCCCACAGGCTAGGTTCCTTTGAATCGTAGCCTGTAGCACCCCATTGACCTATGAATCGCAGGCTATAGTTCGTTCATCCCTGGCTCAGGGGATGGCGGCGGGAGCGTGTCCGTGCGGGTCGCGCTCTCGCCGCGCCAGGCACCGGCACCCCCACCCGCACAAACCCGCACGCAGGAGCAGCCATGCATGACCCGCTCACCGTCGCGTTCGAGATCCGCCGCCCCTGGCCGGAGCGCTCCACCCTCCCCGCCGCAGGCGACAAGGCCGCGCGCTGGCGCATCCGCCTCCACCACGACTGTGGCACCTGGTGCGCCGACGACCCACCTCACAAGGGCGGCGCGTTCCCCTGGTGGAAGCCCTCCAGCTACAGCGCGTTCTGGCGCCTCGCAGGCCGGGACTACTACTTCCCGCCCGTGATCACCGTGTGGCACCGGGAGCCTGGTGGGCGTGACGGCCTGACGGTGTGCAGCAGACGTGTCCAGCGTCGCGACGGTACGTGGCGGCGCACGCGCGGCTGGCGTTGGCACATTCACCATTACAAGATCCAGTTGCGGCCCTTCCAGAAGTGGCGCCGACGCCTGCTCACCCGCTGCGCCTGGTGCGGTGGCCGCTCCGTGAAGGGCGACCAAGTCAACGTCTCCCACTCCTGGAACGGCTCGCGATCCCGCTGGTGGCAGGGCGAACGTGGCTTGTTCCACCGGGACTGCTCCCCGATCGAACGGGCCCACGCCACCTGCGTGTGCACGCGGCCCGTGCTGGACCACGACACCTACGGGAGGTGCGCCAGCTGCGGCCGGTTCCGGCCCTTCGGCCTCACCGACGCCAACCTCGCCCGCGCCCGCGACCTCCAGACCATCCCGAAGGGCAGCCGCCGCGCCGACGCCGAGGAGAAGCCCGTGGCGGACGGGGACGAGTCGTGAGCTACCTGTGCGCCGCGTTGGCGTTCCTGTTCGCGTTCGTCGTCCTCGCCCCACACGCCGAAGTCCACGTAGAGCCCGTACCTGCCGCGTGGAGCGGCCGATGAACACCGCCGTCACCATCACCGCGATCATCGCCGCCGTCGCCCTGCTGAACAGCGGCATCACCGCCCTACGCGACATCGCCAAAGCGAAACACCAGACCGTCACTAAGCACTGCAAGACCTGCACCTGCGACAACAGCAAGGAGTCAGAGGCATGAAGGTTCTGATCACGGGTGGCAGCGGCTTCATCGCCTCATGGTGCCGCCGGGAACTCCTCGCGCGAGGCCACAGCGTGCTGGTCATGGACCACCAGGACCGCCGCCAGCACCTCGCAGACGGCGAGGAGTTCTTCCTCGGCGACGTCCGTGACGCAACCGCCGTCACCGAAGCCGCCGCCCACGTCGACGGGATCATCCACCTCGCCGCCGTCCTCGGCACCCAGGAGACCATCAGCAACCCGCGGCCCAGCGCCGAGACGAACATCCTCGGCAGCCTGAACGTCTTCGAGGCCGCCGTGCAGTACAACCTCCCTGCGGTCTATGCAGGGGTGGGGAACGCGTGGATGCGGGACCACGGAACCGGCTCCTACACGATCAGCAAGACGGCGGCCGAGGACTTCGTCCGCATGTTCAACGCCTACCGCAGCGGCCGTATCACGATCGTCCGCCCCGTCAACGCCTACGGGCCGGGGCAGAGCATCGCCGCCCCCTACGGCTGCGTCGATCCGAGCACACCCGTACTGTGCGCCGACCTCGTCTGGAGGCCGATCTCCAGCCTGCGGGAAGGTGACGAGATCGTCGGCATCGACGAGTACGCGCCAGCGAAGAAGCAGCGAAAGCTGCGTCGGTCCACCGTGACGGGCTCGTGGGCAACGCGAAAGCATGCCGTCCGTCTCCACTTCGACGACGGCCGGTCGGTCACCTGCTCGCTCGATCACCCCTGGCTCGCATCCTCACCGTCGGGGCAGATCCGCCAGTGGATCGAGGCGCGGAAGCTCCGCACAGGGGACCGCGTCGTGTGGGCCACGGATCAGACCTGGGACGCTGGGGACAGCCGTTCCCACGGCTACGTCTCTGGACTCCTCGACGGCGAGGGGCATGTAGGCGGCCACGGCCCGGTATTCACGCAGAACCCCGGCCCCGTGCTGGACGAGTACCTCTACCTCCTCAAAGAGTTCGGGTTCGAGCCCCAGACCCGGACGAAGGAGAACGGCCGGATCGTCGTGGACACGTCGGTCTCGGGACTGACTTCACGACTTCGGCTGCTGGGCGAGTTCCGCCCCGTCCGTCTCCTTGCGAGGGCCTCGCAGCTCTGGGAAGACAAGGCGCCGAACGGCGGCCGGGCGACCATCACGGCCATCGAAGAGCTGGGCGAGACGGACCTGTGGGACGTCGAGACCACGTCGCACACCTACATCGCCAACGGGTTCGCGTCACACAACTCCAGCAAGGTCCGCAAGATCATGCCCGCCCTGACGTGCCGTGCGCTGACCGGTGCGGACATCGAGGTGTACGGCGACGGCACCCAGATCTCCGACTGCGTGTACGTCGGCGACGTGGCGCGGACGTTCGTGACCGCGTTTGAGCACACCGCCGCGCACGGGCCGACGGAGAAGCCGGTGGAGGTCGGGCCGCTCACGTCGGTCACCGTCAACGACATCGCCCGCCTGGTCGCTGAGGAGGCCGCGCGGGTGACGGGGCGGGAGCCGGTCGGGTTGAAGCATCTGCCGATGCGGCCGGGTGAGGTCCCGAACGCTGTCGTCTCCTCCGACACCAGCACGCTGCAGCAGATCGGGATGACGGCCGCGGACTTCGTGCCGCTCGACGAGGGCATCCACCACACGGTCCGCTACTACGCCGAGCAGTGGCTCCCCGGCTACCTGGCCGCCTGAACGAAGGAGGCGGCCGTGGCCCGCTTGCAGATCCTGCAACTTCCCGAAGGCGCTGGCGACGACCGGCCGCCGTTCGTCCTCGTCATCGACCAGCACCAGCCGCAGCGCTACGCACTCGGCATCGGCGAGGACGAGCCCGAGATGGTCGACGAGTTCGCCGGCGTCGCCGAGCAGATCGGGGCCCGTGTCGTGTTGGTGTTCCAAGAGACCGTCGAGATCCCTGCGAATGAGACCGCCGTGCACGCGCAACCCCTGATGCGCGTCGCGGACTTCGCGGGGCTCGACGAGATCAAGCGGCTGACCGAAGAGCGTGACGAAGCCCGCCTGTGGGCCCGACACGGCTACGAGATCGGGCAACGCCACTGCGGCTGGTCCGACCACGGCGTCGCACCCGACTGGCTCACCGAAGGTTGGCCGCCCCACTTCGACGACTGCGAGCACTTCAAGCGTGCGGCGGACTACGACGAGGCGCTCACCCGCGTCCGCAACCTGCCCGAGGAGCCCAAGTTCATGGATGCCCTGCACTCCGACTCCGCTGGCTACCGGCACGGCTACCGAGTGGCCATCGGCGATGCCAAGCGCGCCACCCGAGCCCGAGCCGCAGAGGACGGAGGCTGACGTGCGCTGCCACTTCTGGTCCGCTGACCAGGCGGGTTCCAGTCTGTACAGGGCTACCCTGCCCGGGATGAGCTTGCAGTGGCTCGGTCACAATGTGTCCGGCGGCATGCGACTCCCCCAGGACTGGCCTGCCCTCGACGCGGTCGTTGGCTGCCGGGTGGCCAAGCGGGAGCCGTCCCTGATGTGGCACAAGCTGAAGGACGAGGGGAAGCGGCTCGTCCTCGACCTCGACGACGACTACTTCCACATCGACCCCAGCAACGCCCACGCCCGCCAGGTCTGGGACACCGACATGCTCGGCAGGCTCGTCGCCAACATGCAGATCGCAGACCTCGTCACCTGCTGCTCCGAACCCCTCGCCGACGTCCTCCGCAACTACGCCGAAAACGTGCGAGTGATTCCGAACGGGCTGCCGGCGCAGTACCTGGGCACGCCCCGCGACTACGAGGCCGCGGATCGTCCGCTGTTCGTGGGCTGGGCTGGCACGTCGTCCACGGTGGCGGAGTTGCCAGAGACTGTTCGCGCCCTCAACCGGATCGCCCAGTACCCGCGGCCCGGCGGCGGGGTGCAGGTCCGCATCGTTGGGATCAGCCCGGAGCACGCGATGGGCCTGGGGCTGCGCGGCCGGCGGGTCGGTGCGTTGGGTTGGGTGGAGCGGTTCGAGCACTACCTGCACGCGGTGTCCGAGTTCGACGTGTGGTGTGCGCCGTACAGGGACACGGCGTTCAACCGGGCGAAGTTCGCTACGAAGTGGCTGGAGGCCTCGGTGCTGGGGATCCCGCTGATCGCCTCCGATATCGAGCCGTACCGGCGGGTGATCCGGCATGGGGAGAACGGGTTCCTCGTGAAGTACGAGCACGAGTGGGGACGCTGGCTTAAGCGGCTCGCCGACGACCCGGAGCTGCGCCAGCGGATCGGGATGACGGCGCGGGGTGAGGCGTCGGGCAGCATCATGCAGGCGTTGCATCACCAGTGGGAGGCGGCCGTCCGCATGCCTGCGGAGGTGACCGCATGATCGCCCGCCTGACCTGGATCCCTGACAACGGCGAGAGCGAGACCCTCACCGTAGACATCGCAGCACCCTGGCTCGAAGAGTTCCGCTCCTTGATCGGCACGCCCGAGTGGGCAAGCAGCGAAGCCGTCATGTGGATCCCCTGCCGTACCCGCGATGACCAGCCCATGACGAAGCGTCTGTTCCGGCTCGCACGCATCATCGCACTCGAACCCGTCCCAGCTGCGGAGAGGTCGACGCCTTGACCGGGCCAGATCATTACCGCGAAGGCGAGCACCTCCTCGGCCGCTGCCTGGAATGGGGCCACGGCGAGCAACGCCAAGCCCTGGCCGTCGAAGCCGTCGCCCACTTTCTTGCCGCGCTCGTCGCCGCCACAGCCACCCACCAGCACCCCGAATCCGTCCGATGGCAGGAGGCCACCGAATGATCGACGGCAAAAGAGTCATTGCGTGGACCCCCTACGGCCGGGTCCGGACGTACAGCATCCTCTTCCAGTACCTGCGGCGGGACTTCGAGGATGGCCTCCTCGACGAGGTCTGGCTGTACATGAACACCGACCCGACCGGCCAGGAAGACGACATTGCCTACGCCCACCAGCTCGCCGAGGAGCACTCGACCTGGGTCAAGCTCAAGCACCGGCCCGAAGGCGTCCACCTCGGCCACCTGCCCAAGCAGAGGTACACCGGCCTGGCCTACCGGGAAATGATCGACCCGGACACGGTCTACCTGCGGCTCGACGATGATGTCGTCTACCTGCACGAGGACGCGATCGAGAACCTCGTGCGCGCCCGCATCGAGATGCCGGCGCCGACCGCCGTGTTCCCGATCATCGTCAACAACGCGATCTGCTCCCACTTCCTCCAGGTCTGCGGGAAGGTCCCCATGGAGTGGGGTGAGGTCAAGCCGTACTGCATGGACCCGACCGGCTGGGCCAACGGGCCCTTCGCCGTCAAGCTGCACGAGATGCTCCTCGACCACATCGACGCCGGCACCGTCGACCAGCTCTACCTGTACCAGGACTTCCCGCTCCAGCCAGGCACGCAGTTCTCCGTGTCCTGCTTCGCGAGCCTCGGCAGCATGTACGCCGGCCTCCCGCACGGGCCCGGCATCCTCGTGCCGGATGAAGAGGAGAGCTGGCACACCATCCACCGGCCGCTCGCCACCGGCGCCCCGAACATCCTCCGCGGCGACGCGATCGTCAGCCACTGGTCGTTCTTCCCGCAGCATCCGTTCCTCAACAACACCACGCTCCTGGACCGGTACCGGGAGATCGCAGACAAGGCGGTGGCCTGATGGCCCAGATCAGCGTCGAGGACGCCCTCGAAGAGTTCCGGAAGCAGTACGGCAAGGCCGTCGACGAAAACGTCCTCCTCCGCGCGCAGAACACGGCCTTGGAGCGGCGGGTGACGGAGCTGGAGCAGCAACTCGAAGGCCGCCCCGCACCCGCCGGCCCGGATCTGGCCGCGCAGCCCCCGTTCCTGGAGGGCGAGCAGGGTTAGGCGATTCGGCGGATGTACATGTAGGAGCTGGTCAGCACCGATACGGCGGCCGCGTTCGACACGGACTGCGACCACTGGTAGGTGATGTTGCCTGCGCTGCCGACGGTGACGATGGACTCCTCGATGATGGCGATCGACAGGGTGTCGGCCTGGTAGATGGTGGTGGTTGTGTAGCCGTGGCCGGAGAATCGGCCTTGGGTCTGCTGACGTGAGGTGAATCCGGCGGTGACGTCGCAGGGGCCGTGTACGAGTTTCAGGCCGGTGGTGCTGGCGGGTACGGCCCAGGCGGATTTGAAGTCGGTGTTGGCGGTGTCCGCGGTCGTCGCGAAGATCACGAAGCGGACGAGGTAGATGCCTCCGGAGACGACGCTTGCTGTCAGGTGGGGGTCGTCTGCGACGGTGGCGTTGTTGGTGCGGGCGGTGTCGGACGGTTTGAGAACGTATCGTTCCTGCCCGATTCCGGTGGCGGAGAGGTTCCCGCCGACGGCGAGGTTCCCGGTGATGTTGGCGCTGCTTGCCACGCTGAGGTTGATGCCGACGTTGAGGCTGTCGTCGGTGGCCAGTGTGTTGGCGGCGGATCGGTAGAGGTTGACGTCGGGGGCGGTGGACCCGCCTGGCCCCCAGTTGTGGGTGCCGTCGGTGTCGATCTCGAATCGGTCCTGGGTGTCTCCGGTGACGCGGCTGGAGATCAGGTCGGTGGTGGTGGCGGCGTTGACGACGGCGAGGCTGGCGCTGCTGCCGCTGGAGTTGATGTTGATCTGTTTGCCGGACGCCAGCCGCAGCGTGGAGTTGAAGCTTGCGCTGCCGTTGGGGATTTCCACCCAGGAGCCGGACGCCGGGCTGGTGCCGTTGGAGAAGTAGGTCCGGTAGCTGGTGTCGGTCTCGAAGATGCCCTTGCCCGAGTACGGAGACGAGGGCCGCGTCGACGACGTGCACGATGCGAAGCCGACTGCGGCGTCGACCTTGTCCCAGTTCTGGCCGATGTCCTGGCTGTAGTTGACCAGTTCGGAGCCGTCGCTCTTGCTCTTGTACAGGCCGAGGCGTGTGGTGGACGGGTCAGGCATGCCGGGTCTCCTTTGCGGCCTTGGCGTGGCGGGTGCGTTCAGCGAGGACGGATCGGCGCATGGCGGCGATCTCCTGGCCGGATGCGCGCGGCCATTGCCGGATCACGTCCAGGGGGTCCGCGGCGCGGGTCTTCTGTGGCGGAACCACGGCCTTGGCGACTTCCTGTTTGGCGCGTTCCAGCAGTGTCAGGTGGCTGTCACGGGCGACCTGCACGCTGTCAGCAGTGAACAGCGCCGGGACTTCTCCGGGTTCGCGGAGGCGGGCGGCGAACGGTTCGTGCAGGATCATGTCGAGGGCGGTTTCCGCGTCGACGTCGTACTCGGCCATCCGCCAGTCGACGGCATTCTTCGGGAATACGTGCAGGTGAGTGCTGCCGTCGGGGCGTTCCATGACGATCATCCAGCAGGGTGTTTCCCGATCTGGTCGGTATTCCTTCACATCGGTGATGGTGTAGGTGTCCATGGGGTCTCCTCAGATCCGGAAGCACCAGAAGTAGATGGACCAGAGCCCGGATCCGGCGGGGCTGATGGTGGCGGTGAACCCGGTGGCGTCGGATGCAGTGCAAGAGTTCGAATGGACCACATCGTCACGAATGGTGTAGATGGGCAGCATTTGGGATGCCTTGGTGGAACCGAAGGAGATGGAGATGGACGATGAGCCGCTGGTGGCGTCGATGGACCCGGTGAAAAGTCCCATGTTCGTGCCGCGGTCGGTGAAGTCGTCCCACTTGCCGGTGTGGTGGGTGATGCTGTCGTTGCCGAACCAGAGCACGTTTTCGTTGCCGGTTCCCTGCCCGAACCCGACAAAGGCTTGGTTCGCGTCAGCGTAGAATTCCCCGCCTTGACCGTATGAGACCTGCGCTTTGTTCGAGTCGGCGTAAAAGTTTCCCCCCTCGGTTCCGCCTCTGTTGAACCCGGCGTAGAGGGCTCCCGGCGCGGCCCATACGTAGCCGCCGCGTCGTTGCTCGCTGGGGAACGTGATGCTTTCGAGGGCGGCGGCGGAACTGGTCAGATAGACGCGGTTGGCGCACGTGACGCCTGCGTCGTCGAAGGGGCTGGAGTTGACGCCGACGGAGACGTCCGTGCCTGCCGAGACGCCGTTGATGGACCCGTAGTCGGTGCCGGTGTTGGCGTAGAAGCGGATCTCGGGCAGGAGTGTGGCGGTTGGGTTGATCTCGATACGGCGGCCGCTGGTCCCGGATTTGAGCTGCCCGATGATGGACACCGACCCGTCAGCCGCCGCGATGTTCACCGTCTGCGTGCCTGAGCCGTTGTAGGCAAGCAGCCCTGCGCTGGAGAGTTCAACGCGCGCCCCGCTGTCGGCGGTCTTGATGCGCGAGCCGACGATCCAGTCCGCGCTGATCGTGCCAGCGGTGACCTTGGTGACGGTGAGATCAGAGATGTGGGCGTCGTCGATGAGGAGCGCGGTCGCCGTGGCCGCATCCGAGGGCCCGCTCTTGTTGCCCGCCTTGTCGACCGCGATCACCCGGACGTAGCGGGCCGATGTCTCCTCCACCTGCACCGTGAAGACGACCGGGATCTGCGCCTGCATCATGCCCGCGTTTGCGACGGCCTTGCCGAGCAGCGTCGAGGTGGACGGCGTGAACGTCGGCTCGTAGCTCACGTGGACTTCGAGGTGGTCGAGGTCCGCCTCCAGGTTGTACGTACCGCCACTGGACTTGCCAAGGGTGTGCGTGATCTGCACAGCGATCCGTGAGCCGGCCACCGACGGGGCCGCCGGCGTGGACGGCGGAATGTTGTCCGAGGTTGCCACGAACGTCGTGGTAGCCGACCAGGCGCCAGTGTTGCCGGTGGAGTCGACGCCACGGATCTGCACGTCGTAGCCGACACCAGGGCTGAGGTCGAGGAGTTCGGCGGTGGTGTGGTCCCAGGCCACCGTCATGTACTGCCACTGGGTGGACGGTGCGGCAAACGGCTGCTTCCAGACCTGCATGTCCTGCCAGCGGATCTGGCTGACCTGGGACCAGGTGGCCGGGTAGATCATGTCGGTGTCGATGGCCCAGCGGATGTCGTAGTGGTCGCCGTCCAGGACGGTGGAGCCGTCGACGTTGTTCGGGGCGTTCCAGGACAGGATCGTGCGGGCGCGGGTGAAACCGCGGTTGTCGAGGTAGGCGGCGCCGGTGAATGGGGTGATGAATACCGGTACGCCTGGCGTCGAGGTGTCGCTGTTGGGGCGGGAGCCGACGGGTTCGGTGCTGGTGTTGGTGAGCTGGCGGGAGAAGTCGCCGACGGTCACCGTGGACGTGGCGTCGGTTTCCCATTCGACGTACTGGGTGAGATCAGTCCAGGTGCCGTTCGCGTCGCGGTAGGCGACCGTGTACTGCTCGGTGATCGCCCACTGGGTTTCGGCGACTTGCAGTTTGATCGGGTTGATTCGTACGCCCCGGAACGTGATCTCCGTGCTCGTGTCGACGAGCCCACTGTCCGGGTCGTACACCCACACTCGGTCACCGACGACGAAGCTGCCGTGGACGTCGTAGTCGGCCGTGCTGAGGGTGAGGGCGTTGCGGGTCGACGTGAACTGGGACAGGGCCAGTTGCGCCCGTGTGGCCGCGTTTGCGGTCGCCGTGTCCGACTCGGACACCAGCCGTGTCAGCTTCAGCGCGTTGCCGTGGATGTCCTTGTACGGAGTCGCCGGGCTGATGTTCGCCGACCCGGTGGCGATGCTGGAGCCCTCGCCCTCCGCGAGGAGCACCACCCGCGTGCTGTAGTCCTCCACATCCCGGGTGACGTCCACGCTGCCGGGCAGCGCACGGAGGAACATGTCCTCCCCGGTCTCCTTGGTGGTGATCACACAGGTGGGGTTGGTGACGAACAGGCTGCTGTCCGGGCCCGCGTCCAACGTCCCGTTGCCGTTGACCCGCCAGGACACCGGCACCGAAGTGGTGGACATGGTGTCGCACACGTAGGTGATCGCCTCACGGGGCGACTCGTACTGATGCCGGCCGGTGTACTGCCCGGACACGCTGTAGATGGTGCCTGCGGTGACCGCGCCGCTGGCTGGCAGGAGCATGTTGATGGCGGTGGCGAAGGATGCGGACGCGGGCTCAACCGCGTTCTCGTAGACGTCGCCCTTGCCGTCCTCGTCCCCCAGCCAGAACGCCATGCCGACCCCGCCGATGGACAGATCGTCTTGGGGAGCCGCGGTGCGGCCGTCGTCGCCGATGGTGCGGGTGCGGAGGACACCGACGTAGCGGGCGGCAGTCAGCAGGTTGTCGCCGTACTGGGCCGGGTCCAACCGGCCGGGGATGATCGCGACATGCCCGAAGTAATCGAGGCGGTCGAGGACGTCGCGGGGCGTCCCAGGGAGGAGCTTGACCTCCCACGAGCCGAGGGCTTTGAGAACCTCCTGGACAGCCACCCGCTACCTCCGAACCCCATAGACGCTCTCCGGCATGCATGCCACGTACTGGTTCCGCAGATCCGTCGCCGCGTCCCCTGAGACCGCGCTGCCGCCGCCGGCTACGACTCCGATCCAGAAGTCCATGCTCGTCGTACTCGCCTTGGTGACGCCGCCGTTCGTGTGTGCGGTGAAGGTGCGGGCGGAGCCGACGGCGAACCGGTTGCCGTCGGAGTCGTTCGCCGTGGCGGTGACGTATCCGGATGCCGCGAAGCTGGTGTTGGTCTCCAGCGTGGACCGGTAGGCGGCCAACGTGGCGGAGGTGCCGGTCTGGAGGTAGCCCTCAACGAACCGGGAGCCGCGGCGGAGGGTGAGGTCGAGGGTGGTGCGCCCGGGGTTCTGGCTCTTGATGAGCCTCACGACGGCCATCTCGGGGTCGTTGCGGATGAGGGTGGCTGCGTCCCAGGTGGTGATGCTGCTGGCGGATCCGGCGACGGAGACGTTCCACAGCTTCGAGTGGTAGGCGCCGCCGGTGTAGGCCTGTACGTCGAGGGTGGCCGAGGCGCTGGGTGTGACGTTGACGAGGCCGTTCGACAGGGCCCAACCAGCGGCCGAGAGCGGCACGTCGACGCCGTACACCTCCTGCGACGCCGTGGTGGTGACCTTCACGCGGCCCGTCAGGTAGCTGGTCGGGGCGCAGCCCCAGCGTGGGCTGATGTTGGCGGGGACGCTGCGGTAGACGGTGATCGTGCCGTCCGCGCTGGCGCGGGTCATCGTGGTCGGGTTGGTGGTGCCGGTGTAGTAGCCGTAGTGGCCGATCGGCGGGGCGTGCCAGCGCTCGCCGGTCAGGGAGAAGTCGTTCAACCGGACGGCGCCGGTGAGGCGGGACTGGAGGTCGGTCTCCGAGTCGGAGCCGACCCGGTCCAGGCTGACTTTCCAGTCGGCGGTCACCATGTCCGTGCGGTACTCGGTGTACGTGCTGCTCGCGGCCTTGACCGTGTAGTAGCCGTTCCGCTCCGGCTTGTCCGTCCACGTGACGGGGATGCACTGGCCCGGGATCAGCGCGTTGATCCCGTCGTGTCGGGCCACCACCTGCGCGCGGGTGAGCGGCGGATACGACTCCTGCCCTTCGATGTCGAGGCTACGGTCGTCGCCGCCAGACTCTCCGACGGCGAACGTCTCCCGCAATGGGATCCGCCCGAGCTGGACGTCGCCCCAGTTGTACAAGGCCATCAGCGCGCCCTCTCCCGGTCGTAGGTCCGCAGCGCTTCCTTGATCTCGACGACCAGCTCCTGCGCGGCCTGCCTGCGCGCGGACCGGCTGGAGAAGTCGAAGCTGCCCGAGACGGTGATGTTCTCGATCGTGACGCTGCCGCCACCCCGACCGGAGACGAGCTGCTCGAACATCGCCGTCTGCCGGGCGTCCAGCACGCGCTCCGGGCGTCCGGTCCGGTTGATGGCCATCGTGGCGCCGGGCTGCAGCAGGCCACCGCTGTCGTACTTGGCGGCCGGCGCGAAGCCCCACCGGCTGGTGAACAGGCTGTCGCGGTAGGAGCGGGCGCGCGGGCCGACGATGACGCCGGCGCCGCCCCGGGACTCGACGTTGACGCCTGCGATGGTGCCTGCGGTGTGGCCGACACCGGAGTTGGTGATCCCGACCATGAAGGGGCTGTTGAGGTTGCGGACCCAGCCGGACGGGCCGTTGTTCCCGACGAACGCGCCGGTCGCCCAGCGGCGGTGCGGGCGCTCGCCACGGATCACAGACTCAATCGCCGACATGAACCCGGAGCAGTCCCAGCTGGGGTTCCCGTTTCCGGCCCACTGATAGGGCAGGCCAGCCTGGGTCTTCGCCCACGCCAGCGCCCGCTGTACGGCTGGCCCGCCCACGGCCTTCTTGTCCTCGTTGCCCAGGAAAGACAGCATCCCGTCGAGGGCCTTGTTGGAGAGGCCCTTCAGGAGGGAGCCGACGCCGCCGCCGGGGATCCGGCCGATGAGCGGGCGGACGATGGCGGCGATGGCTTTCTGCGCGGCCGACTTGAGTCCACCGATCACCAGGTCTTTCGCCCAGTCGACTGCGCCGCCGATGGCTCCTCCGATGCCGGAGGTGATGCTGCCGACGATGCCGCCGGAGGCGTAGTGCTGGGTGCCGCCTTGGTACCGGCGGCGTTCCTCTTGCCTGCTGGGGTTGCCGCCGGTTTTGGTGGGGTGGTCCTGGCCGAGCATGGCGTCGATGCCGCGGTGTCCGCCGAGCTGGGCGACCTGCTGCTTGGAGAGGATGCGCTCGCCGGGGGTGAGCATGGCGGGGACGGTGTCGGTGTTGCCGGTGCCGGGGACGACGCCGCCCTTGTTGAAGCCGAGGCTGATGGTGGGCAGCGTCAGCTTGGAGTTGATTTTTCCGGCGATGGTGTTCCACATCTTCCGGATGCCTGAGTTGTACACATGTGACACCACCCATTTCACGGGGGCCGCGAACTTGGACTGGATGCCCGCGAACAGGGTTCCGGTGCCGTCACGGATCGCGCGGACACCGTTGAGGAAGGCGTTCTTGAAGTCGCTGAGCTTGCCTCGCAGGGTGGAGAAGACGCTGGTGACCTTGGACACGGCGCTGTTCCACAGCCCGTTCCAGGTGTTCGTGACCGAAGTCCTCAGCCCGGACACCCAGTTCACTACCGACGTCTTCGCGCCGGTGAGGGCCTTCCACAGTCCGGACCAGAAGCTGTCCCACTTCGATCGGGCGCTGTTCCACAGGTTGTTCCAGGTGTCGACGACCCACTTGCGCAGGTTGTTGAAGATCTCCTTCGACTTCGTCCAGAGCTTGGTGAACCAGTCGATGATCGCGTGCACCAGATCCGGGATGATCGAGTGCCCGACGAGAACGTCATACAGCCACGTGAACTTGTCGACGATCCACTTGACGCCGTCCGTGATCGCCTTGGTGAACGTGGTGATCCACCCGATGACCGTCGTAATCGCCGGGACCAGCGTGGTGATCGCGCTCGTGAGTACGGTCGTCAGCATGGTCGCGAGCTGGAGGATCAGCGGCATCAAAGGTGTGAGCACCTGCAACGCCAGGTCCAACAGCGCGATCGTGAGCTGCGACAGCGGCGGAATCAACGGCAACACCGCAAGCATCAGCTGCGGGAACAAAGGAGCCAACTGCCCGAGGAACTGGCCGAACTGCTGCACGATCGGCACCAGCGCCCCGACGACCGGCAACAAGCCCTGCGTCAACGCGCCGATCAGCGGCACCAACTGGGCGCCGAACGCCGAGATCATCGGCCCCAGCGCCTCGACGATAGCCCCGATCAGCTCACCGAGCGGCGGCAGCAGCGGCATGACCGCCTGCACCAGCCCGACGATGATGTCCCCGACATCCGACACGATCGGCAGCAGCGCGTCCACGATCGGCATCAACGCCTTGCCCAGCGCAGCGGCGAGGTCGGCGAGGACGGGCCCGAACTTTTCCGCCAACTCGGTCACGACTGGCGCCAGCGCGGCGAGCAGCGGCAGCAGCGCCTCGATCACCGCACCCAGGGTTCCCGCGAACAGCTTCGCGATCGAGTTGACCGCCGTAAAGATCGACGTGAGGGCCTTCTGCACCTCCGGCATCGCTGTGATCTTCCGCAGCTCCGCGAACACGGCCCCCAACGAACCGAGCGCGTCACCACCACCTGCGGATGCCGCCTTGAAGATGTTCTTGACCGTGCCGAAGATGTCACCGAGGAGCTGCCCGAACTGCTTCGCGATGTCGACACCGTTGTTGATGGCGTCCTCAAGAGCACCCGACTTGAACGCGTCCGACAACTTCTTCGAGATGCGGTCCGCCGCAGTGCCGGCCGCCGTCGTCAGCCGCTCGAACGCTGGCGACGCGGCGATGCTGATCTGCGTGAGCGCGGTGACGATCTGCCCGGGGATCCGGGTCAGCTGGCTCGTGGCGTCGTTGAGGCCCTGGAACATCTTCCGCAGTTGGCCGGTCTTCGCCAGCTCGATCACAGCGTTCGCGGCGTTCGTCGCCATCGCGTTGAGATTGCTGGCCATGCCGACCAGCCCAGCCCGCAGCGAGGGGATCACCGCCGTGGACAGCTCGGTGAACTTCTGCCCCAACCCTTGGAAGAGGGCGTTCTGAACGTCCAGCTTCAGGCCCCGCCACGCATCCCGCTGCGCGAGCACAGAGTTGACGAAGGCCTGCGCGTTCGGCGCCAGGTTGGCGATCGCTGTACCCAGCTTGTCGGTGGCTGAGGCGCCGGCCTCCTGCGCGGCCGCGAGCGCCTCCGCGGCTTCCTTCGCTGCCTCCTGGGCGTCGGCGATCTGCCGGGCCCCGTCCTTGGCGGCCTGCGCTGCCGCGGCCTGGGCGTCCGCGACGTCCCGCTGGGCTTTCGCGATCCGCTGCGCCCCGTCTACCTGGGCGCGGGCGGCGTCGATCTGGGCGTCCTTCAGCTCCTGGGTCTTGTCCTTGATCTCCTGGTTGGCGTCACGCTCCTTCTCTTTGGCGTCCTTGACCTTCTTGCTGCCTTCGACCCCGGCCTCGTTCGCTGCGGTGGTCTGCTCCTGAAGGCGCTGCGTCTCGGTCTGCTGCTCGTTGAGTGCCTGCAGGGCTTTGTCGTAGGCCAGCTGCGCCTTGTCGATTTCCTCCTGCGTTGCCTTCGAGCCCTTGGCTTTGACCGCGGCCAGCTCCTGCTCGGCGTCCTGCAGGTCCAGCACCTTCTGCCGCTGGTCCAACTGGGCGTCGGCGAGCCGGTCGTTCAAGTCCTGGAGATCTTCGGCGGCCTGCTTGCGAGCATCGTTGAGGTCTTCCTGTGCCCGCTTCGCTGCCCGCTGCGCATCCGCGAGGTCCCGCTCCGCCTGCTCCACCTGTTCGGCCGCCCGCCGGCTGGCGTCGGCCACGTCCTGGACGGTGTTCTTCAGGTTCTGCTGCGCGTCCTCGATGTCCCGGGCTGCCCTCACGCGGGCCTCGGCAGCGTTGACCTCGGCGTCCTTCACAGCCCGCTGTGCCTTCGCAAGGGACCGCTGCGCCGACTCCACCCGCCGCGTCGCGTTCTCCGCGGTGGCCGCGCTCTTCGTGGCCGGCGCGAACGCGGCCTTGAAAGCGTCCCCGATCCCGGACGTGCCGATCTTGATGGCGGCGAACGCGGCACCCAGCGACAGCACCGCCGGCGCGGCCAGCGCTGCGGCCGGACCCATCTGGATGATGGCCTGTCCGAGCGAAGCCAGCGTGGGGAGTGCGCCAGTGGCTAGGACTTTCAGGTTGGTCAGGGCAGAGGTGAGGCTGCCGATTCCGGCCGAGCTGCCTCCCGCTCCTCCCACGCTCCCGGTGAGGCGCGAGAGCGCGGACCGGTCGAGGTCGACGCGGACGTTGATGCGGCGGTCGCGGGTGAGGGTGTCGAGATCGGCGCGGGCGCGGCCGGTGTCGGCGTCTGCGGTGATCCGTGTGGTGCGGGCACGGGTGAGGAGTGCCAGGTCGTCGGCTGCCGCACGGGTGTCGACGTCGGCGGTGATCCGGGCGGTGCGGTCCCGCATCAAGGCGTCGAGGCGAGCGAGGGCGGACCGGTCGTCGAGTTCGACGCCCACCTTGACGATGTACCGGCGGGACTGGAGCCGCTGCATGGACCGGTTGAACGAGGTCTCATCGGCCGTGACCTCGACGAAACCCTCAGCGATCCGAAACGCGCCGGCCATCTACCCTCCCTGTGCCACGCTCACGAGTCCCGGGAATTGCGCCCGGAACTGGGTCAGCGAGACTTCCGTCTTCTCGCTGCTGCCGCGTCCCTGAGGCGCGGCGGTTGTGCTCGTGCGGGTTTGGGTGGTGTTAGTCGGCTGCCGGTCCTCGCGTTCGGCTTCGACGCGGGCGGCCATCACGCCTTGGTAGGCGGTCAGCCGGTGCGCCAGTGCAAAGTAGCGTCGGGCGCTGATGTCGACTTGCTCAAGGTCGATGCGGTAGATGGCCAGGAAGTCGGCGTCCAAGTCGTCTTCGTGGTCGAGGACCCAGCCGATCTCATCGATCCGGTCCAGTACCGGTCGGGAAAAGTCTCGGCGGCGAAACCCCTCATCCAGGAGCCGCGCCCATGCAGGTCCTACGCTTTTCCCTCCTTCTTCTCTCCCCGGCCGAGGGCCAGGTCGATGACGATCTGGATGATCCGTTCGAGCTGTTCGCCCTTCAGCCCCCGGGACTTCTCCAGCGCCTTGTACGCCTCCGTACCAAGGACCCGGGTCAAGAGGGCCGGGGCGGCGAGCTCCTGGCCGATCTCGGCTGCGATCCGCAGGTATTCGAGGCCGACACCGACGGGGATCTCCTTGGGGATCGTGTACTCGGTGTCGCCGATGTAGAAGAGCGGGACACGTTCCTCGACGACGTCCTCGTCGGCCTCGATGTGGATCGGTTCGAAGTCCAGGGCCGCCGCGGGGCCGGTCGGCTTGCTTGCCGGGCGCTTCCGGGCGGCCGTGGTCTGGCGGGTACGGGCGGGGGTGGTGGATGCCATGGGTGGTGCTCCTCGCTACGGGCAGGGACAGGCGCCGGTCAGCTGGTCTGGTCGACGATGTGGAACGGCGTGATACTGGCGCTGACGTAGTGGCCGGCGAATTTGATCGGGATGAGCGTCTGCTTGTCCTTGGTGTAGGCCAGCTCGCTGCTGTCGGTGTTCAGCATGCGCCGGCCGATCACGCGGCGCCGGAACTGGGACGGGGCGTAGCCGTCCATGATGATCGCGAAGTATGTCGGCTGGGTGGCTGAGCTGCTGACGTTCGGGTCGTAGCTCTTCCAGCCGGAGCCGCTGGCTGCGGTGCCGCCGTTGAGGCTGAGCGACAGGTTCTCCAACGTGGGCTCGGCCAGGGAGGTCTCGATCGTGAAGTCGGCCTTGGTCAGTCGGGAGCCGACGCGGAGGGTGATCTGGTCGACTTCCAGCTCCGAGTAGGTCTGGTCGACGGACAGCTTGACGCCGTCCTGGGTCCCGCCCAGGTCGGTCCAGCTGGACGCGGCCGGGGTGGTGTTGACCTGGGTGTCGGTCGGCTCAACGGCACCGAAAGCGCCCTGGTAGAGGGTCGCGGGCCCCTGGATGAGGTTGGTGGTGGTGACGGCCATGTCAGCTCTCCTTGTTTCCGGCCGACGTCTTCTTGGTGGTGACCGGCGGCGCGGAGGCGGCCGGGGCTTCGGTGGTGTGGGCGTCTTCGACGAGGAGGCCCTGCGCCTTCAGGTCGGCGTACTCGACGTCCCCGACCTCGATCGGCTGATCGGGGCGCATGGTGGTCCGGACGATGGGCATCAGGGGTAGTCCTCCCGACGAAGTGGGAACCGGTGGTGGGCGAACTGCGGCAGGAGCGGCAGCGCGATGGTCTGCTCGGGCGGGATACTCCGCGGGCACTCGACGATCCGGATGTCCCCGGTCAGGAGGAACTCCAGCTCCCCACGGGAGTTGTGGACGATGACCCGTCCGTTCCAGGTGAGGAGGTCGCCGCCGAGCCCGGCGTCCTGGATGGCGTAGCGGCTCACGACGGCACCTCCGTCCACGCGATGACGAGGCCGGGGATGCTGTACCGGGCATACGAGGAGGCGTCGTCGTGGATACGGCGGTGCTCGCCTGTGGTGTACGCGGACAGCACCCGCGCCTGCGGGTAGCCGGTCGGCAGCGTGAGCGTCTGAGGGATCGCTGGGTGGTCGTAGCAGGCGGCCTGGATCGCCTCAGCCAACGCGGCGGCCTTGTTCCATGGCGGCTTCTGCGACTGCGGGTTGTTGGCCCAGCAGTCCACGCCGACCGCGGGCTCGCGCAACGGCACGTACAGGTTCGGGGTGCCGCCGGCCACGACGAGCGTGCAGAACCCGGACGCCGCCCACGAGGTGTTGTCCTTCGGGAGGGTGGTGGCGACGCGGTCGCCGACGACGGTCTTCAGCCAGGCGGTGGCCACGAGTTCCGGGGTCGGGCGCAGGCGGAGGCTCATGGCGTCCTCCGTTGGAACAGGGCCGGCCGGAGGTACGGCATGGGCTGTGTGCCGGGGTGGTTGACGCGGGCCACGGGGTGGTCCGCGCCGGGCCAGTACAGGGCCTTCTTGTTGCGGGGCAGGATCACGTGCGGGCTGGTGCCCATTTCCACGTCGGTGGCGTAGTTGCAGTCGAGGGAGCCGACCCTGAGCACTTTGTCGTGGACTTCGCGGCGGAGGCTGTCGTGGAGGCGGCCGGTGCGCTTGTGCACGTAGTTCCGGGCGTCGCCGAGGATGGCGTCGCCGATGGTGTCCTGGAGCCAGTCGTTGATCGCCTGGTCGACGTGTGCGCGCGCTGAAGGGTCGATCCGCACACCGGATCGCGCCATGGCCGCCTCCTCTCCGAAGGTGGTCTCGTGCCGGCCGCCCGGTCTCCCCGAGCTGTGTGGCCCTGTTCGGTTGTTGATCGCGTTGCGGACAGCCGCAAAGCGATCAAGTCGTGCGCCGCAGATCCAGCCGGCGGTCGACCCTGATGGCCGGGTTATCCATCCCAGACACCGCGTCGACGATGTACTTCGCGCCCGTGCACTCATCGAGCACCCGGTCCTGATCCGTCACGTCCGTATCCGCCGGCACCCGGGCGACGGCGTAGCGGACGATGCGAGGCGTCGGATCGTCCCTGGTCGTCACCCGCCGGGACTGCTCGGTCAGCGACGCGGGAATGCCCGTGTAGACCGCGGTGTCGGTGTCCTGCTCGTCGCCATAGGCGTCGGTGGTGGTGCCGCGGAGGACGCTGATCCGGGTGGTCGCGACTGCCTGCATCACGCACCTCCGTGGTACGGGGCCCAGACGAGCGAGTCGTCCATGCTGTCCGACAGCGCGTCCCCGACCAGCGGGCCAGCGCCCTCGACCGCGGACCGGATGTGCACGGTCCTCGACCGCATCCACGACACTCGCTTCAGTGCGCGGGCGGCCATGGGTGCGAGGACCAGGCCGTCGCCCTGCAGCGTGGTGGAGACCTGGTCCTGCTGGATCTGCGTGGCATCCAGCCGCGTCTCCAGCCCGAACTGCCCCGCGATCCATGCTGCTTGGTAGGCGACGGCCTGGCCCAGCCAGTGAAGGTCCCGTGTACGCATCCGGTCCTGGTCGGTGTAGATGCGGTTGCTGAAGACCTCGATTGCAGCCTGCGCCTGAACAAGCTGCTGACCCGTCACCGACACCCCAGTGGTGTCGAGGACGTCCTGCACAGTCGCCCAGGCGTTGACCACGTCAGCCCTCGCCCTCGATCACATCGCGCGGGGTGGTGGTGTCCTCCGGGTGGTGATCGACAGAGGCCGGGGCCGTCTCCACCGAGTACGTCAGCACCAGAGACAGACCGTCCGCATGCTGTTCGGCGCCATCGAAGGCCACGCCACCGTGAGGGTGCAGGCCGCGCTGGATCGCCTCGTTGACGACGCCGGCGCGGTTGGCCTCGTGCTGGTAGTCCTCGTCGTTCCACCGTGCGGCAAGCACGACGAACTGCTTGACGAACCGCATGCCTTGCGCGCCGTCGGCGGTCCGCTCGTCGACCTCGACTTCGGGCTCACCGGCCTTCGCCGGATGCTGTCGGGCCCGCGCGCTGGCGGTGGTCTTCTTCGCTGCTGCCACGGCTCGCCTCCCTGCCTGCTGCTGTACCGCCCGGAGCCGTCGGGCGGTACAGCGTCGTGAGGTGGGTCAGCCGACGAGGATGGACGCGCCGTTGGGGTGGCCGTAGGCGAAGCCGCGGCGGGCGCGCATCTTCAGGATCGACTCGTCCGTCAACGCGCTGAGGCCGTCGCGTCCGTCGATGAACACCGACTCCGGGCCTGAGCGGATACCGAGGAGCATCAGCTCCGGGTTGACGAACGCCATGATCGACCGGCCGGTCGGCGCCGAGGTGGCGGTCGCGGCGAGCTTCGCACCCAGCGACCAGCGGATCGGCACGCTGAAGATGGTGTCGGGGGTTCCGGCCGTGCCCTGGATGAAGATCGGGCGGGACTGGCCGTCGAGGACACCGCGGAGGCTCTTACGGAACGACGGGTGCGCGATGGCGACCATGCTGCCGGGGTCGAAGTAGTCGCCGGACTCGACGTTGCCGATCGCGGTGGAGAACTCCGCGTAGGTCGGTGCGCCCGAGCTGGCGGCGGTGGTGATGTTCGCGCCACCGGTGTAGGAGAGGGTCGCGTCGGTGGTGTTCAGCAACTGATACAGCGACGTGAACGGGACCGTCGTACCGTTGCTGGCCGCGCTGACGGCGAGGCTCGCGTTGTCGATCATCTTGGCGTAGGACTTGCCCCAGCCCATCATCTTCGACTCGATGACGTTCGCCACCGAGTCATCGATGTCCTCCTCGGCGATACGGACGGCCTTGCCGAACTTCACCGCGGACAGGAGGACTTCGTCGTTGAGGGAGGTGTCCTCGCCGTAGGTGCCGCCCTTCGCGACGACCGCGACGTCCATGCCCGCGGTGCGGGGAACGTGCTTGGTGTCGGAGCCCATGGGGATACGGGCGGCGAGGGATTCGACGGCGGAGATCTGGGTGATGGACTGGACGACCTTGGACGTCTCCCACTCTTCGGGAATCCACGGTTCCATGGTGTTGCGGGCCACGGTTGCCCTCCTGTGGGCGTCGTGATGGGGAAGCGTTTGTCGGCTCGGGCCCCATCACGGGCGCCTACAAGCAAAGGGCGGTGGTTGGCTCCGATCACCGGAGTTATTTCACCTGATGATGAATATACCTCTGTACGTCAAGCCTTACCCAAGATCCGGGCCGCGTGCTGTTCCGCCGTCGACTTCGGCTTGTCCGGGGCCGCCGGGCGAGGCGCACCCGTCGGCCGCGCCTTCGGCTTCGGCCGTTCCTGCGGCAGCAGCTCCGGGTAGTCCGACTTCACCCGGTCCACCTCCGCCTCGACACCGAGGAGGTCGCCGTCGTCGTCGACGCTGATGGCATCCCAGTCGATCAGCTTCATCAGCCGGTCCGGGCTCGTGAACCCCGCTTCGGCCAGCGCCGCGCGGACACCGGACTTCTTCATCGGCTCCCGGAACCGGCGCTCCCCCTCCTCACGGGCCTCGCGTAGCGCCTTCTCGTGCTCGGTCTCGTCGCCGCGGGCCTTCTCCTCCAACTCCTTGTTGCGGAGCCGGTGCCGCTTCGCGTCGTCGTTGGCCTTCTTCAAAGCGGCCTGCGTCCGCGCCCACTCGTCCTTCGACGGCGGCTTGAAGTCGTCCCCGGTGTCGTCGGTCTTCTTGGCCGGAGGCTTCGGCTTCGGCGTCTCGTCGGGCTCCGGCTCGTAGTCCGGGCCAGGCTCGGTCTCCGGCTCCTCCTCGTCGGAGACCTCGACGTCCGGCTCGTCGTCGGTTTCGGCGCCGCCGGCGATGACGTGGATCGGGCGGCCGTCTGCGCGGTAGCCGAGGATCGTGCCCGGGGGCAGGCTGATGCCTTCAGCCTGCTCAGTGTTGGGGTGGATGCCCATGGTGTTCTCCCATCACGGGGTTGGCGACGCCCATCGTCGGGCGCCGGGGTTCATGCGGCGGCCGGGAAGCGGCCGGTCCTGATCGCGGTGCGGGCGCGGGCCTCGACCGCGGGCAGCAGATCGTCGACGGTGCGCAACAACTCGCGGGCGGCGCGCAGCCGTACCGCACGGGACTCGGACGGGCGGGCGGTGCCGTAAGCGAGGGAACGGTGTGCCTCCCGCTGCAGTGCCAGCGGGAACGGCACGCCCTCGGTGGTCCACGCGTCGTCCCAGGGGACTGCTCTGCACCTGCAGTGCGCGTGCAAGGGCGGCCCGTCCACGCCCGGACGGTGCGCACCACGCTGCCGGGGATCCCAGGACAAGCCGCCCGGGAACGGCTCGTCCTTCTTGACGACGCGGCCGGTGTACGCGCTGCAACGAACGCAGGCATCCGCTTCCGATACCCACACCCTGAGCGGAGCCGCCGCCCGCACCACCGCGTCCAGGCCCTCGTGCACGGCGGTGTTGATGACCCACGCGATATGCGCACGCACCGCAGGCAGCGCGGCGCGGGCTGCGCCGAGCCCGGCCAGCATGTGCGACCAGCGCGACACCCGGTCCGGATGCAGCAAGAACAGTGCACGGTCGCGGCGCTCGGTCACCATCTCCCGGATCCGGCGCGCCTCGTCCCGCAGCGAACGGCTGACGGACGGGACACGCGGTTCCCGGCGCCGTCGGCCCGACGCGGCTCGAACGAACTCGGTGCCCTGCCGCACCCCCATCGCGAGCGCCGGGCCGAGCCCGTCGGCGAGTGCGGCGGGGGCCCGGTCGGCGATGCCGGCGAGGAGTCGCTGGACGGCTGCCTTCGCGGTGGCAAGGATCCGGCGCAGCGCGTCAGCCGAGGCAGCCGCATGGTGGGGTCCGCCGAACGCGCGGGTCCACGCATCGAGGATGCGACGGATCAGCTCCTCGAACGCCCGGTCGGCGCCGCGGAGCGCACGGGCGGCGATCCCGTTCTCCAGGTCAACGACCTCGCCCGTGTGCTCGTCCTGCACCAGGTTCATGAGGCGGTCGCTGGAGTACGGCATCAGCCCTCCTCCTGCACCTGCGCGAGGGCTTCGAGGTCGTCGATCGCCCCAGACAGCAGTGCGGTGACCTGCTCGCCGGTGATGACCCCGAGCGCGGCCGCAGACCCCAGCTTCTGAGCGGAGTCGGCCAGGGAGGCGAGGACATCGACACGGCGCTGCAACTCGGCATCATCGGTACCCGCGAGCCACGCGTCGACCTGCTCGGCCCGGTAGCCGGCCTCCATGAGGGCCTGCTTACGCGGCACACCAGCATCGATCTTCGCCTTGACGGTCTGCCAGCCTTCGACGCTCGACACGGACCGGGCCGGCACCCAGTCGACGGTTACGACCGGGTTCTCGACGCCGAGGCGGCGCAGCGCGAACACGAACGCCTCATGCAAGGATGCGCCGTAGCTGGTCTGCCGGTTCTCCACCTTCGAGATGAACGGGCCGTCCTCCTCGCGGTAGGACTCGCCCGAGCGCTGGCTGGAGGACTGGGGGTCGAACATGCGCAGCGGGGTGTCGGTGATCTGTGCCATCGCCCGAACGTTGAAGTTGATCGGGTCGAGGAACACGTCAGGTTGGGCGGCGTCGAACTGCCCGACCTGCTTGAAGCCGCGTAGCAGCAGCATCTCGCCCGGCCCGGCTTTCAGGCTGCTGTCGTCACCGGAGTCGGAGGGGCCGGTGCCGTTCTCGTTGAGGGGCCAATCGTCGTCGTCGAAGTCGCCGGGTTCCAGATCGCTGGTGTCGGTGTTGGCGGTCTCGGTGAGCGCGTACCGCTGCGGGAAACCCTGGTAGTCGACGGTACCCATGTGGGTGGCCTGGAGCTTGGTGATGGCGTTCTGCGGGCCGTAGGCGCCGTAATGCTCAGGACATCCGTAAGGGCGATCGTTCCTGAAGTGGAAGACGGGCTGCTCGCCCCAGTCATGGTCGATGACCCACGACTCAGGGTCGTCCGGGTCTGCGGGCCAATGGTTCCAGTCGGCCGGCTTGTCGCCTCGGGAGTTCTCTCCGGTGGTCCAGCGTTCGGTGCGGTCGTCGTACAGCAGCTCGGCCCGCTGGTATCTGCCCTCACACCATCGCTTGATCGTGAAGTCTTTGCGGCGCGGGTTGTCCTCGGCGTAGATGACGCGGACGGTCTGCGGGGAGTTGTAGAACATCTCGACCCGCAGCACGTTGCCCTGCTCGTCCTCGACAGGCAGGACCATCAGGTAGGCGTCGCCGTACTCGCCGGCCCGGCGGAACAGGTCGGGGAGTTCGAGGTTGAGCTGGTTGTCCTTCCAGATTTTGGAGATGAGGGTGTTCGTGGCTGGGTCGGG